TTCCTCGGTTTCAACAACCTCGGATTCGACTGAGGTGTCCTCAGTCTGTTCGCTGATCTCGCGATCAACGGAAACTTGTGCGCGGCCCTTGACTTCACCGTCGGGCTCACGCTTGAAAAAGTCGGCGAGTTCATGGAGGCGCTCCGGATTACCCTGGGCTGCCCTAGCCAACATGACCTGATCCGTAAGAGACACAGACCTGACCCCGGCCGTTGCCCCCGCGTATGCAGGATAAGTCACAGGCCCGCCTTCGTATACGCGGGCCTCGCGAATGCGCCGCTCTGGAATGCCATCCGGGTTGTGCTCAGACTCGCCCGGATCACGATCAAAGTCCTCGCGAACCACCGAAAACGCGAACGAAGCGCCGTATACGCCCGCCCGTAGCCCGGGTTCCAAGTCGCGATTGTACGAAGTGTCAAGAAGCGGCACTTCATAATAGGCACCACCCAGTCCGTCATCTTCACGCTCTTCGAGAACGTTGTAGGGACCGAGCGGTTTATCGCCAACCTGGAAATCTCGACCGTGTTGGAAAATGCACCGGATGTTGTCTCGGTTCTCACCAAAGGTCTTTTTGAACGTTCCGGGTTCGATCCGTTCCATGAAAGTGCCCTCGAATACAGAATCGATCCGAGTCCATTCACCGAAACTGGCAAAATATCCCGAAAGAATTGGGGGACCATCTTCGTCGGAATCACGCCACTTGGGTGACTCCGGACGTGCCCGATAGAGCCCCTCACGGGGCGGTCGCTGCGTTTTCATGGAACCTCCTTCGGCTCATTTCGGCCTAGGGTTGTAAGGCGTCCCTGCGGCCGAATTGCCGGGGGACTAATCGTGGAAAGCGGCTATCACTTCTTTGCGGTAGCGACGGAGGACAAATTCGACCAAGTCCTCCACGCGCTGGCCCGGAACTTGTGGTTTAACCCACAATTCAAGATTCTCAAGCGAGTTATCGTGGCGAATACCGTTCTTGTGATGAACGGTCTCGCCGGGCAGAAGTTTCCGCCCGATGTGTTCTTCCATGACTATGCGGTGCTGACGCAGGTCAACGCCATTGACCTGCTGAACCACATATCCCTCGTGGTTGATCTTCCAACCCCGACGACGCAGACGGGTAGGTGAACCTACCGATCCCGTCCGGAGCCGACGGTTGTAGTGAAGACGACAGAGGGATCGGGCGATGACTGGGTCATCGCAACCATCGACAGAACATGAAGGCCCGCTTTTTGTGCGGTCCCGCTGATAGTGGAGCGAACACATGCCCCGAGCAAGGTGCGCTCGCTCGCAATCTCCGATGGTGCATGTACGCTTTGCCATGTGGACCTCCTTCGTAGGTCTGCCACGCCCCCGGAGACTGCTATCTCGCGGGGGCACTTTTCCTTCCCTAAACCTACCGAATCAAACGGCGGAATCGGGGCCGGGAACCGGGATCAGCGTGTGACCGCAGTTCTCATGAAGCGGTGGCGTAGGCGCATCAGACGCCTTGTAAATCTTGCCCTCACGGGGCTTGCAGGCAGGATGGGTTGTCCCGTGCTGCGAATACTGGACATATCCGTCGCCAACCCCATCCTTGATGCCGGTCGAAGTTGCCCGGCGGCCCAAAGTATTGATCTGGTTTGCCGCCCATGAACCCAGCGACCATTCACGTTCCGCGTCATCGACAAACGCGACGACTGCCTTCGAAAGCATCTCATCCAAATTGTCTTCGGACACGCTTCGAAAAGCATCAGGAGCATTGCTTTCCGCGGTATCAACGGCCTCTTGAAGCTTCGCCCTGAGACCATACGCCAGATCCTTCACCGGATCTGTGTTTTCGGCCTTCTCCTCAACGATCACACCGTCGAAGGCTGCCGCATAAGCGTCAGCGACCGCAGCCTCGGGTCGTTCACCGCGAAGTGAGTCAAGGGCAACCAATGCCTCGCCGAGCCGGGCCTCTCTCTGCCCCTCCACTGCTTGACGCAACAGTTCCTGAACTTCCCCCTCGACTGTTCGGAAACGTCCCGCAATGGCCCTCAGGTGCGCCTCGCCGGCAGGATTCTCGCCCGTCCTTCGGGCAACCATTCGGGTAGGTTCAGGGTCTGTGTCCTGGCTTGCCCCCGGGGTCTGCAACTGGACCGAATACATGCCCGAATGCTGAAGCCGCGACAAATCATTCGCGTTCACAGCATCCACCACCGACTGCGGTTCATAGCCAGCCTCGGTCAAACCCTTGATTGACTCCGCATTCACCTTCTGAATGTCCGCGGCATCCTTCAAATCCTCCTGAAGGAACGGAATGTCGCGATCGTCATACCAAAGCTGGGTGCCACCAGGGACACGAATAATTGAAGCCAACGCGCCAGCCGCGGCACGCCAAAGCGGACGCATCGTGCCATCCGCGAACCGGCGGCGAGCCTGCGAGTAATTCGAGTAGGTGGCGGCCTGCAGGCCCTCGGAGAAGCCGGCAATGACCGGTGGGACACCCGCAGCAGCAGCAATGCGCGTTTCACCGGCACCCTGAACAGCCTTGAAATCAACCTGCTGTAGATTCGAACCAACAACGTTCGCGTCAGCGCCACCACCCAGATACAGGGTTCGATAGGCGTTCTCGGCACCACCGATCTGACCCTCCATCAACGCAATCCAAGCCTCCACCTTTGACTGGTCAAGACCCGGATCGAACTTCACAACCATGTTTGAGGTTGCACCCTGCTCGAAATACTTCAACTTATGGGTCGTTGCGGCCTGATCCGCCATGATCTCCCGAATGACCGGGGTCAACCAAGACATGCCACGGAAATTCGCGGACGGATCGGGGATCGGCGCGAAATGCGCAACCTGCTCCGGCAAATAAATCTGGGTGTCGCCCTGCGGCGGGTCATACACATAACCCACCGGACGGGCATCCGGGGCCGTCCCAGGGTAATCCGGGGACGCAACGGACGCCAAAACGATCGTTACGTGATCCGGACGGAGCCTACGGATCTCATTTCCGATCCGAACGCCATACCAATTGCCTGCCAGATCCACATCCTGGATCATTCGGGCAAGCAAACTCCCGGTCGTCGCGTTCGGCCAAGGCTCAACTAGCGGAGCTAAACCGGCAGCCGAAAAATACTCTCCTGGCCTGCCGTCCTCCATCCGACGAAACTGAAACCGTGCCTCTTGAAACAAGAGCTGCCGGACAGCCATACACGCAAAAACGATGCCGTTCTGCTTGAAAGCACCCTCAATCAGCCCCCGGAAATCCCCACCGACCTCCTCCGCCGGTTGGCCCGGGTTTGACTGCTGAACATACGGGTAATCGAGCCCGTTGAAATTGAAATAGTTGATGTACTCATCCAACGACAACGTTGAACGTTTACTGGCACCGAGCTTATGAATCAGTTTCATTCGTCAACCTCGAGACCGAACAGGCCCGCATAGCCGCAAGCCGCCCCCAAAACAACCAGGGCAGCCGGCCAAAACACGGCAGCAACCCCCGCAGACACGAGAATCACGCCAAGCACGGTCAAAACGACCGCTATGTGACTTCGAGTTAGCGAGATGCGCCCCATATAGCGATCGGCTCCTTAGGTTTGTCGTGTTCGGCCACCGCAACCGAGTTGCCGAACAGCAGGCCGGTCAAAGCGTCAATCGGATACTTTTTGCGCCGCTCACCCTTCGCGTCAGGCGGACGGTCAAATCGGTACTTGTCTCCGCCGAGCGGACGTCTCACAGCGCTCAAAACGTGCTTTCGGAGGTCCGGGTCGCCATCATGAACAAGCCAGCCGCCCCGGATTGCCTCATCCAACCTGGCGGCAGCCAAAGACATTGGCGCATTGTCCTGCGAATGCTCAAGGAAAGTGAACTCCGCCCCGTGCTGATCCGGATGCCGGCCAGTGTCAAGCATCTCCACCATCTGCTGGCCACCCGCATTCGGGTCATAAGCCCAGCCGACAGGCTGGAACTTCCGTTGAAGCTCCACCAAGGCCGGAACAATGTCCGCCTCCTTCACCGGGGGCTCCAAAATCTTCACTCCCGCAATCACCCGACGGGAATCCGACTCCCACAACAACACACCCATCGCGGTCGTGTCGATCTTCCAGCCCAAGTCGAGAAACCCGATCGCCCAAGCATCCTTGTTCGGGACCAGATCCTTCTCCTCGAGCGCATCCCAATCCTCCGGGGTGATCCCGTCACCCTCAACACGGGTCGCGATGTTGCAAACGAAACGTTTCCAATGAGACAAACTCATCGTTGGCGACTTGCGCTTCGCAGCCAAAGATTTCGGGGTGATCGAGGGCAGCGGGTTAGCGGCCTTCACCGCATCCATATCCTCAACATCGTCAAGCGACGTCACGGCGTAATCGTGCAAAACCATGCCCCCGCCCACAGCACGCGCATGAGCACCGGTTTGTTCAACTTTCTCGGCAGTCGAACGGTGTTTCAAGCGAATGTCCTCGAACTCTGAGCCCGGTTCGCCGGCGGTAGAGATCGCGGCAAGGGTTCCGCCACGTTTATCAAGTTTGCCGCGCCATGTCCGATACAGGCGGAAATCGCGATGGCGATGCAACTCCTCGAGCAGCGGCAAGGTGGGAATGATTCCGTCTCCCGTACGGTCATCAGCGGCATAAACCTGAATGCGACCCTCAGTGCGAAGGCATTTCACCCTGCGGTAACCGTCGTAAGTCCGAAAGCGTTTTTTCAGACCAGGTGTCCGGTTGATGAACCCGACCGCCTGCCGGTAAAGAATCTCGGCCTGCTCACGCGACGAGGCGCCAATCGGCACCGCAGCATCCTGGGTGTAATCACCGTGATAAAGAGCGACCCCAGAAAGCAAAGTGGTCTTACCGTTGCCCTCCGGAAGGATCAGCCACACCTCAGTGGCATCGCTAAACACGTCCTCGGCGAAATCAAGCTGGAACGGTTGCGGCTCCCAATTCGAACCATCGTCAAGCACGAAATTCCGCACATACGCCCGGAAGTGATCAACGGTGAAAGGTTGTAGTGGCCGGTGGGCCGTGCGGTCATTCGCAGTGGCGACAGCCATCACAAGTCCCTCGGTAACGGATCAGGTGCCGGCAGCCTTGCGCTTCCGGGCAGCATCAAGATCGAGCGGACCATCAAGCGCCTCGAACGCATCCTCGGGATCATCGGCACCGGACTCGGCGCGTT